CCATTATTTCCCTGGGCATCAACGACGGCGCAGTACCTGCAACAACCTCGACGGTCCTCGCGGCCGTGCAGCAGCTCGCCACCGACGCGAAAATCAGCGGTGACGCTATGCTCATGTCTGCCGTACCCCACGGCAACGCATCAGTGCTGGACGATTACAACGCCGCCTACAAGACAGCCGGCTACCCGTATGTGGACCTGCAAACCCGATGGGGTCATAACGGGCAGACGCTCCAGTTCCTCACCACGGACAACACCCACCCCAACGCCATTGGCTACGGCGACATGGCAACCGCCGTCGCCCAGCACCTGTTGAGCGCGTAGGGCTTCT